ACCTTGTTTACGTGCGGCTTCTTCTACAAGAACTAAGAATGATAAGATTGTTCTAGCATTATACACGAATTCATCTGGATCTTCGGTACTATCCGATATCTTTTTCATTGTGTCTAATAGATGTTGTTCATCCTTAAAGGGAAAGAACTCTAATAGCATTTGATTAAAGCGGGCTACGTACCCTACAGGTAAATCTATGTTAATGCTAACATCTGGTTTGTAGATTTCTACTTTAACCGGTTTAGATTCTTTAGTTTCTTCAGACATCGTGTTGATTTTAAAACAAATATAATATGGAAGGTATTAATCTACAAGAGATTAGAGAAAAATTGTATATGAAACTGAAGGATAATGGATGGGGTCCTCAGACCGTTAATTTTATTATGACTTCAGACTTCGAGTCTATTCTTTCTTTCCTACTGCGAGATGCACAGGACGGTAAAAGATTTACACCTCCTGTTAAGTATCTATTTAGAGCATTTGAAGCATGTCCATTTGACAATGTTAAAGTTGTTATCATTGGACAGGATCCGTATCCACAGATTAACGTCGCCGATGGTATTGCATTTAGCTGCAGTACTCAAGGTAAGGTAGAGAAGTCTCTGGAGTATATGTATAAGTCTATACAGGAAACTACAGGGATTGAATGTACTGACCCAAACCTAGAGCGATGGTCTAGTCAAGGTGTTCTATTATTGAACAGCGCTTTGACCACTACGATTGGTAAACCGGGTACACATCAGTTACTATGGAAACCTTTTATGGCTTATATTATAGACTATTTGGTATGGAATAAACCAAATCTTGTTTATGTTTTTCTAGGTAAGAAGGCGCAAGAATTTGCTGATCTCATACCGGATAATAACTATAAGATTATGGTATCTCACCCTGCTAGCGCAGGCTATGAGAAAAGTGCTAAGTGGGATTGCAATGACATGTGGAATAAGATAAATAAATATCTAGAGCAAGATGGTAAACAAAGAATATCCTGGTAGAATTAAGGTCAAGATTGCAATTGATCCAAGGTTTGGTGAAGTAGAATTTCAAATAGAAGGAACTAATATTAAAAACAAATGTCTATATGATGCACTATCTGAGCACGGTATTGAGATCGAGAGAGCTAAATATATTGTGCAAGATGTATCCAAGTGTGTAAGCACTGGTAAGTTTTATCATTTAGAACCAATAGATTACGTAAAATATGGCAGAGAAAGACGTCGTGAAGCTGAGGAGCAATATCAGGCAAGATTTGGCCCAGTTAAATTATGATCTTAACCTAGTAATAGGTAAGTTCTTTAATAGTATACAGCAAGATTTAAACAAGTATGATAAGTATATCACTAATACTAATGCTATTGTGCCTGGTATAGATAACTTTGCTAAGGTTGTAGAGATCGCAGAGGAATTATTCCCTGATGACAAACCGTTTAGTAAGAACATGGGCCATCGTGGTCAACAGGTTATTATTATTAGACAGTGTTGTTATCTAATAGGGCATGAACTCGGTTTAACTTATTCACATATGGTAAGAGTTCTTAACGATATGCACCGTAGTAAAGTAGTACATCATGCTACTATGTTACACGGTACTAATAAGACTCGCATTGCTTTGGAGATTAAGGACAAAAGAGTTTTACCTATATGGAGTAACATAATGGCAAAGATTCAGGGTGATGATTATACAAAAACATATGTATCTTTAGATTCCGAAATATGAAAGAATTTTTTGACTATCTAGCCGACAAGGGACTAACACCTAATGGGTTCTATGTCCTATGGGGTATTGCTAACAAGAGCAGACCTTTGATTATTAATGTACATACTGAACTAAGATTGTTATCTGACTTAAGATTTATAGAAGATGCTAAGAAAGGTATACTTACAGAGAAGGGTACATTGATAATGTCTAATGCCGAGACTATGTTCGGTAACATGAAGCTAGAAGTTAAACAACCTATAGCATCTACCGATGACGAAACTAATATACAGAAGTATATTGAATTGTTTCCCAAAGGTAAGTTACCTAGTGGTAAGGCGGCACGTGTACCAAAACCTGATATCAAAACTGCATTCGATTGGTTCTTTAAAACCTATGATTATAGTTGGGATACAGTGTTACAAGCAACTGCCTACTATGTGGATACTTATGAAGCAAACGGATATCTTTATATGAAGAACTCCCAATACTTTATTCGTAAACAGATTACAGGTAAAACATTTGACTCAGATCTTGCTGCATACTGTGAGATAATCTTGAATGGTGGACATGATGATGAAGGAAATTTTATAAAAGAGAAAGTAGTATGACGCGATTTGCATTGATAATGAATATGTTTGTGATAAGTATGATATTCTCCGTGTTTGCATGGATAATTATAGATACTTTCATAGTAGATATTTCATTTGTTAAGTGTTTATTTTTAGAATTTTTATTTGGAATTCTAGGAAAATTGTATATCTTTATATCCCGAAAAGCAAGGTCTGCTTACGGGGTTTAACTACCTGATAATTAACTACATGTCGGAAATCAAGAAACCCTGGAGAGGGCAGAAAGAAAGTTTTGTCCAAGCACTTCAGTATATGAAAGGCAGGAAAGATGGGATAATTAAAAGTCTCAAAACTCCTTGGGTAAAATTTAATGACGCAGGTACCGACGGTATAGAATGGAATACACTCACTGTAATAGCAGGTAGATCCGGTGCGGGTAAAACTCTGGTTAAGGATAACATCATTAACAATGCTTTCCTCCTGAATAAAGGAGAGAACTTTAGAGTTTTAGAATTTCAATTTGAAATGTTAGCCCGGGTTAGTGCTATAAGGGAGTTTTCCAGTGTTGTCGGAAAATCCTATAAAGATTTGTGTAGTGCTAGTGCCCCGTTAGCAGACACAGATTTACAAGCATGTTATGATTATGCAAAACAAAGGGTGAGATATCCTATAGATGTTGTCGAGAAACCGATGAGTACTATGGATATAAAGAAGATCATTCATCAGTATATGGAAGACCATATGGTGGCGGATGATAACGGTAATATGCAGTATACAAATACTATTGTTACTCTCGATCACTCGTACCTTGTTAAGCTTGATCCATTTGAGAAAGATAAACACGAGATGCTATTCAATCTCGCGGAGATGTTCACTGAAATTAAGAGAATGTATCCTATATCTTTTATCATATTGAGTCAGTTGAATAGGTCAATCGATAACCCGGAGCGGAATGAAGATGGTAAAGCTGGAAACTACATTCTTTCTTCCGACATCTTTGGTGCCGATGCATTGTTGCAACATGCCGATATGGTTGTTGGATTAAATAGACCCGGATACTTTAAGATCCGTTACTATGGACCCGACAGGTATATCATTAACGATGAAACTATTATGGTAATGCACTTCCTGAAATGTAGGAATGGTGATACTAGAATGAGTTTCTTTAAAGGTGAATTTGAAAAGATGAGGGTGGTAGAGATACCTGCACCTCCTACGCAAGAAAAACGATTAAGTACAAGATAATGGCTATTAAAACAACAGAAAAACCACTTGATAGACGTGCTCGCATTAATGAGTTACGTGAACATCACCAAGAAGTTCTTGCATCTGCAGGAGCATTAGACGAACAATACGTTCCTACTATAGCGTATAGACCTTATGGTAAGGACGGACTGCATGTTAGTTTATTTCCAAGTCATCTTCGTAAGGGTTACGATCTTTATTTAGAGTTTGTTAGCAGGGAACTAGTTCCAGATGATGCTAATAGAACACTGTATAAGTGGAGATACAATCCTTATTGGCAAGAGGAATACGAAGTAGTTAACAAGGATACCAACGCTGACGAAAGATACTTAATACCTGTTGCAGAAATGGAAAAGGTAGATGTATCTGTTAAAGAAGAAGTTGCTCCTAAACAATTAGTGTTCGACGGGTTCGATGAGATTATGGATCCTGATCAGGATGCACCGTTTGATCAACTTACTATTCGCGATCTAGCTGCTTTATTACTTAAGCAACCAGTGAGTAAAAAGAAATGGTTAAACGATTTAATAAAATAACATGGAGATTAATTTGCCTACAAGCAGGGTTCCTGCGACTAATAAAAGTCCAAAGAACCTGATTATATTTAGTAAGCCAAAGGCCGGTAAAACTACTGTGCTTTCGCAACTAGATAATTGTTTGATACTAGACCTTGAACATGGTAGCGACTATGTTGATGCCCTAAAGATTAAGGCTAGTAGTGTGGAAGAAATTAAGCATATCGGTGCAGCAATTAAAGAAGCGGGTAATCCGTATCAGTATGTTGCTGTAGATACCATCACTGCATTAGAAGAGATGTGTATCCCATACGCTGAATTACTGTACACAAAGTCCCCGATGGGAAAGAACTGGCCTACTGATGGTAAGCCTAAATATGGTAGCATTCTTAACCTACCGAATGGTGCAGGATATCCCTGGTTAAGGGAAGCATTCACAAAAGTTGTTGATTACATCAAGACTTGGGCACCGAGAACTATACTTGTAGGTCACGTTAAGGACACCTTATTAGAAAAGAACGGTAACGATTTTAATTCTTTAGATTTAGATTTGACAGGCAAACTTAAACGTATTGCTACTTCTAACTCTGATGCAATTGGATATTTGTTTCGCCGCGGTAATAAGAACATACTAAGTTTTATAACCACTGATGAGATATCATGTGGCGCAAGACCTGAGCATCTGCGAAACAAGGAGATAGAATTATCTGAACTTGTAGATGATAAGGTAGTAGTTAACTGGAAAAATGTATACATCGATTAATAATTAACAAAATGATTAGCACTAAAAACATTAAAAGCGAATCTGGGTCTTCGACTCCAAAGACATTGTCTCCTGGCGTACAAGTAGTAAAAGTAAATAGCATTACTTTGGATACTGTACCTTACAAGCAAGGAGCTTATAACATAACCTTAAACGTAGAGGGTCCTGATATGGGCGCCGACTTCGAAGGTTTCTTTATTGACAAGGATGATCCTACAAAGGGTCGTTACAAAGGTCAAGTAGGTCGTATCAGATTCTCTGAATTCCCTTACTCTGATGGCGAGACCAAGAGTGGTATTGTTATCAAGCGTGATGAGGAAATCGTTAAAGCAGTTCACAATCTGTGTAAAGCATTCGGTATCCTTAACTGGCTAGATGACCAAGATAATAAGCATGATACTATTGAGTCTTTAGTAACTCAATTGAATAAGGACAAGGCCTTTGAGGGTAAGTTCTTGCGCATGTGTATTGCAGGTCGTGAGTATCAGAACAAGCAAGGTTATACAAATAACGATTTGTATTTACCAAAGTGGTCTCGTGATGGTATTGCATATGAGTCAGCGTCTGTTGATGAAGCAATCAGTAAGGTAGTTAAGTTTAATCCTGATGTTCACATTAAGAAGAGCAAGACGGAAACTGTTGCTTCCTTTGGTGAAAGTACCGCTACTACACCAGATGTAGCCGGTGACTTTGAATTATAATTAAAATTATCAGGGGGAGTAGAAATATTCCCCCTTAATTTTACCCTTATGATTAGTACTAGATTTTTAATATCCGACATATCGGATGTACCAGAGACATGGGTATTCGAAACTTATTGTAAATTAGAAGAAAAACTTACGGGTCAAACTGTAAAAATCAAATCTCTCTTTAATCCTACTGAACGTACTCCAAGCTTTTGTATTTATTATAAGGACGGTCACTACCTTTATAAGGATTTTTCTACGGATAAAGGTGGCAACCATATTAATCTGGTAGCCGAAGCATACAAGATAGACTATCTTAGTGCTATCTATAAACTTGTAGAAGACTACAATGAATTCTTATTAAAGAATCAAGGCGAGTATTCTGTAAATACATTTAAGAAGAAGGCTAGTTATCAGGTAAGTGATTACACTATACGACCTTGGACTAAAGCAGACGCAGACTTCTGGATGCAGTTTGGTATTGACTCTAACACACTTGGTACATTCAATGTTGTACCATTAGAGTTCTATAAAATGGAAAGAGAAGAAGATGATATCATAGATGAACTAACTATTAAAGGTTCGTATATCTATGGCTACACTAGATCCGATGGTCAGATATATAAAGTATATCAACCTAAAGTAAAAGAGCATAAGTTCTTGAAGGTAAAGAATTATGTACAAGGTACCGACCAATTAAAGTTTGATGTACCTAATCTTGTTATCTGCAGTTCCCTGAAGGACGCAATGTGTCTTACTAAGTTTGGTTATAACCTAGAGGTTGTAGCACCAGACAGTGAGAATACTGCAATCCGTAAAGAAGTAATAGACATATACAAGGTTAAGTATAAATCTATCTGTACTCTATTTGATAATGATGAGGCCGGTATAAAAGCGATGAAGAAGTATAAGGATAACTTTGGTTTCCCGGGAATACATCTAAAGCTTGAGAAGGATTTATCAGACTCTGTTAAAGTATACGGTAGGGAAAAGGTAAGAACATTCTTACACCCTTTATTAAAAGAAGCATTAAAGAAATGAGTTGGATCTACCAATTAAAAGAATTCACCGAGGACATGATTCCTGATGGTGCTGTAGGATTTGTATACCAGATGGATGTTATCATAGATGGTGAACGCAAATCCTACATTGGCAAGAAGAACTTCTTTGCGGATGTTAAGACAAAGCTTTCTAAGAAGGCTATGTCTACTGACAAACGCAAGAAGACTTACAAGCGTGTAAGAAAAACTGTATATCAAAACTACTATAGTAGTAATGAGAAACTTAAGGCGGCTCATAAGGCAGGTGTGCATATCAAAAGGACTATCCTAAAGATATGCTACTCTAAAACAGAGCTCTCTTATCAAGAAGTTAAATACCAATTTATGTGTGAGGTACTGGAGAAAGACATCTGGTTAAACGCAAACATACTTGGTAGGTTCTATAAACAAAAGTAATATGGCAAGCTTAAAAACAGCAACCTTATTTGCAGCATTGAAAGATGCTGGTGTAACAAGTGTAGACATTAGATATGATGGTGGAGGAGACTCTGGCCAGGTGGAAGATGTAGAATTTTATGGGGATAATATAGATAGCGGTGCCCTTAACGATATGTATGAGGGAGACCTGCAAGACCTAGCTTATCATATACTTGAGAATCATTATAATTATGACTGGTATAATAATGATGGCGGTTACGGAGAAATAAGAATTGACTTTGAAGAAGAAGATACTCCTACTATAAGTATTAACGGTTATGTAAGAAACGTTGAAGAAGCTT